CCTTTTAAAGGAATACCACCTTTAAAAGGCCAATCAAAACTTAAAGTTCCTAAAGATAATTTTTTAAGATTTCTGGAAGCACTTCCTGAACTTAAAATATCCCATTCTTTACATGTTTTATTAATTTGTTTAACAGCATCTTTCATTGATACTATTTTCTTTGCTTCTTTTTCTGCCATAAATAACTCCTATTGAAAATCTACATTATCAGCTTCACTTCTTGGGCTGCCATTTAATTTGGCTTCAGCAGCACGTGAAATCTGAATATTTTGAATAATATTAACAAGGCGGTGTGCCTCATCTAATTTTGCTTTTAAAATACCTGAAATTGAAGTATAAAGCATAGAAACAGCTTGCTTTTCAATCGTAGCTAAAATTGCTTCTTGCTTTTTAGTTTCAGAAGCACCGCTGGCTCCCGCATAAGCTTTTGCAAGACCTTCTTTATATAGAGCTTCTGCACAAGCATCTTTTAAAGAGCTTTGTTCTTTAATATTAGCTAATCTGTAAGCTTCAATACCGAGTCTAAGTTGAAAATCCCACAACTCTGTATTTGAAAATAAATTAATACCTTTAGATAATTCTTTAACAATATCATCTAATGGTGATACAATTTCATTAACAGTTTCTTTTACAGCATCAGATAATTGTAAGTAAATTTCATGTACTTGTTGATTAGCTTCTTCAATTTTTGGATCCATAGTTATTCCTCCGTGAAGCAGGTTCTTGTTTTACATTCTTCAAGAACCTCTTTATTTACTAAATAAGTATAATCTGTCTCTAAGAATGTTCTTAGTTTAACAGAAGGCAAATCTATTATATAATACGATTTATCTTGCAGCATTTTTAAACTGATAGACTTATTGCCATCATTTTTTATTCTTAAAGCTTCTGCAGCTGGAACTGCAATAACTTTATCAAACTTTCTGAACCATACGATAACATATGGTTGAACATTTTTTATACCGATATAGTCTTTAAGACCTTCGGTTCTATCAAGCTGTGGAATCTTAGAGAAATTAATAGTTCCTTCTTGAGTTTCTTTACACTCCAACAACCACATATATCCATTATTCATAGCAAGAAAGTCACATGGGTTTTGAGAAGTGTCTTTGTAGCCAGTAATTTGGTCTTTTAACCTAAATAGAAAAGTATTGGGAAAGCAATTTCTCCAATCTTTTCTAAAGCGGTCTTCAAATTTTTTTCCGTATTCCGAATTACTCATTATTTAACCTTTACTTTTGGAACTAAGTTACTGATATTATCACGGCTGAAGACAAGTGCAGCGCTATCACCGCAATTTAATGTAACATGTTCACCTTTACAGGAATCAGTAATAGATTTAATATCAACAGCATTAGCTTCAAATTGATATACACCATCAACATAGCTGCCATTTTCAACTGTAACAGTTTCAATATTATCAAACTTATCTTTAAATGTTAAGCTATCATTGTCAATAGTAACACTAACAATAACTTCTAACATATTAGCTTTATTAACACTGTTCTTATGGAATAACATTAATCTATTAATAGCAGCAGAAACCTCTTTAGCTGAAAGCACAACATGATTATCATACTGTTCAGAAATGAAACGTTTTGTTTGAATACACTTATTTTGAACTTTACTGATTTGGTCATCATCGCTTGTAATGATTGCAGCTAAATAAACACTTGGTGTTTCTAAAGTAATCTTTGTTCTAATTGTACCATTAGAAGTTGGATCTTGACCTAAACTGAATATAACGTCTTCTTTAAATAATTTAAATAATTTAACGACTTTATCAGTTAATAAGAGCTTAACAGGCTTTTCTAATGTAAATGCATTAGCACAAGCACCTGTTGTAAATGTGAAACAGCCAGTTTCATCTAAATAATACATTCTTTGAAGTGGGTTTGTAGCTAAATTCTTAATTTTAGCAATTTCTTTACTGTTAACATTTAAGATACTATCTAAAATATCATGGCTAATTGGCATTTCAACTGTCTTATTAGCAATTTTAATAATAGGTAAAGCCATAAGCTTATCATTATCAAAAATCATTGGCAACTTATATTTGCTCTTACCACTTGATACAACTAATGCATTACCGTCGACATCAAGGTTAAATGTTTCTGAAGTAATCTGAGAAACTAAGTCTAAGAATAAAGTAGCATTAACTGTAGCAGCAAAATCAGTTTGTTCAGCTAATTCATATTTAACAGAGACATAAAATTCTCTATTTGTAACATTTAAGAATAAGCTAGTATCCTTTGCTTTTACTTCTAAGTTAACTGCTGTTGAATCTAAGCCAACAGCTTCTCTAATCTTTGCTGCAGCCTCAGCGAAATCTTTTGTGTTAATAACCATATCTTTTTTTTCTCCTTAAAATTCTAGGTCAGCTCCGTTTTCTACGGCATTTTGTATAACTGAAGCAGCTAATTCTGGGTGCCTTTCACAGACAATTTGTAATGCTACTTCTTTTGTTGTCGGGTGGATTCCTTTTTCAGGATTTCCTTTTTCTAATTTTTCTACCTCATCTCTAATAGCAACAGCTGCTTCATCAGCATACCATCTTGAAACATTATATGGGTCGCATTTCATAGGTACATTAATATAAGGTTTAGCTGTGTCAATCATGATTTGAGGTAATCTTTGTTCAACTTGATCAGCATAATAAGCTGGGCACTCAACTAAAACTTCATCGTGAACTGTAATAATTAAGTGTGCATCAAGTTCATTTAAGAGTGGGTCTCTATCAATATTAATCATTGCTAGCTTTGTTAGACTTGCTGCACCGCCTTGAATACGAGCATTGAAACATTGTCTTTCAGCTTGAGCAATTTTACCAGTATTAGCACTAATAATAACAGGTTCAAGCTCACCAATAGGTGCAGGAATATTAACACCTCTTTGTTCAAATGGCTTGCACGCTAGTGCTAACGCCGCTATATTATTATACTGTTTATTACTCATTTCACCATTTGGAGACCATTCATAACCTTCTTCAGCAGCTTTTTTAGCCTGCCAATTCTGAGAAGCTGCGATTCTGTTTTCAACAACCGCCCACCAATATTGAACGGATGGGTTTGTTTGGTCATCTCTATCAGAGCAGCCTAAGAATGGATTGAAATTAGCTATTTCATTATTCTCTTTTAAGTGAACTGTGTATTTTGGTAAATTAATTTCTGGTAAGTGTCTTCTTCTACCAGCCCAGTCTTCGACATATCCGTGTTCTTTTAAGAATTGCTTAGAATAATCAATAGTCTTTTTAACAGCTGGGAAACCAGTGAAGAACTTATTAAGTAGTTCTGTGCCTTGTTTTCTAGCATCTTTACCTGTATAACCAAGTCTAATACCTGCTGTAGCACCTGACATGCCATAAGTAGCTGCTAATTGTAATGTCTTACCAACTTTACGACGATCCTTACCTTGTTTATTCATATGCGTTTTATAGCCACATGTGATTTGTTTACCATTTTCTTCAATAACTGTTCCTTCTGGATAAAATTCTAAGTTATCTTCATAATTATTATGGAAGGCAGACTGAGCAATAACTGCATATAAATCTCGACCTTTCATATAAGCATCAATCATTTGTTGGTCTTGACTGATAAATGCTGTAAGTCTTGGTTCTTGGGCTGAATAGTCGGAACCAATAATTTTATATCTTGTTTTAGCATTAATAATGCCATTTTCATTAAATGTGACTCTATAACCTTTTTTATCTGGGTTATATACATATTTAGTAACTTTAAGCACTTCACCGTCAGTATTTACAACATCAAGGTTGTTTTCAACAATATCTTTAATAAAAGCAAAGCCTTTTGTTGTTTCAAGCTCTTCAATTTCATCAAAAATTACACCTTCATTTGCATTTACTTCAGCAGTATATTCATCAACTCTAGCTTTGAAAAGCATACGAATTTCTGGATTATGAGAAGGAATGTTTTGAATGTTAATACCTGGTAAAGTAACTTTATTATTATTTTCATCTAAGTATTTCCATTTACCGCCTGAGCTATATCTACCAGTATCGGTGCCTGTTGAATTAAGTCTGAATCTAACACGACCATCTTTCCAGTGCTTAGCTAAAGCTGGAATTGTATCAATGTAAGTTGTAATTAACTTTGTAAGGCCTCTACGTTCGAGTAGTAAGCCACATAAAGTAGCCGCAATAGTTGCTTTTTCAGGTGTAAGTCTTGTTAAATCTTCTTCAATAACATTATAACCTTCAGATTTAAGCTCATCTTCTTCACTATCAACAGCATCCATTTCAATAGCTCTATCTAAAGCTTCTCTTTGTTCTTCTGTAACGTAGTTCTTTAAAGATTCAGCAATACCTTTAAGGTCATCTTTACCTGTTTTACGGTCTTCATTTTTATAGACTTCACTAACACATAAAATGTCATAGAAAAGAATAGCTAATTGAACAGAAGCATTAAGATTAATAGGATCTTTTAATTGCTCTGTCTTTGGCTTAGTTTCTTTATAACGTCTACCATCAGTGTCAACTAATGTATAAGTTTCTTCAATTTTTTCCTGAGACATTTTAGTTTTCTTAGGAACATAAGTTCTAGTCTTTTCATTAGCTTCAGGTGAAAGTCTCCAAGCACTAATAATATCCTTTAATTGATTAAGAATAGCATTAATTTTATTATCAATACTTGTTAATTCACTGTTATATTTTGCTTTTAATAATTCGCCAAAAACTTGGTCGACACAAGCACCACGCATTTCCATTTTTGCTGTAACTTCAACAATTGGCATTTCAAGTTTATCAAAAAGCCATTTAAGAGCCTTATTTTCTTCACCTTCAAAGAATGGCTTTTCCCAAAGATAAATCTTATCAGTCATCATTGAGTCAGTAGCAGCATATAAAGCAAATATTTCTGGGTCTACATATGCGTAAGGAACATTTTCAAATAAACCTTCAATATCATATTTAGCTTGTCTTGGGTCAATAAGAGTACAATACATGTGTTTCAAGCTTGTTCTCTTATCACTATATAAGTTTTCATCAATAAGTCTAGCTGCAACTAATGTATCCCAATCTGGTGCAACAGCAATATTACAAGTGGTTTTAATAACTTCATAATCGAACTTACCATTATGCATGATAATTTTAAAATCAGTATGTGGAATAAATGGAAGGTTGCCAACATGAATATGAAACCAATCCATATAACCTTGCCCTGGATAATCAGGAACATAGCCACCACGTAGAGCATTTCTATAGTCTACAATTCTTTGAAGTTGCTTTCTACAGTCTTCGTAGGTAAGCTGATTTGGTAAAAGTTCGCCTGTTAAATAATTAACATGCTTAATTGGAATATAAACTTGCTTTTGACCTGGAACATATAAACATAAGCCAACCATTTCTGCGCTGACTGCATCTGTTGTATTATTTGTTTCAGTGTCTATGTCAATTCTACCAGCTAGAATAGCTTTATCAATATATGCAGAAAAGTCACTAAGACTTCTGATAACCACTGTATTAGCTCGTTGAATACCTAATGTCTTAATGACTTTTTCTGTAATAATCGCGAGACGTTCTTCAATGGTAAGTTTTTTGGAAGCTAAAAGTTTTTCTGTATCAGACTTAGTTGCCTTCTTAGGCTCGCCTGAAGCTTTTTTAACTAATTTTTTAACTTTAGCTTTTTGATTAAGGTCTATATCAAAATCTGGGCCAAATAAACCTGCCATTGTGTCTCCTTTACTTTATATATTGTTTGCTTTAATTAGAATGAGAAGTTGCCTCTGTTAATTTCTCTTTTTGGAGCTGGGGCTTCTTCTTTAACTGGCGCTGTTGCTGGTGCTGGAGCTGGTTGTTCTGGTTGCATATTTAATGCAGCTTCAACAGCTTTTTCTTCAGCTGGGCTATCGAAAACAGGCGCGCCACCGACTTTGCTACCATCTTCTCTAGTAGTTAAGTTGTCGGACTTGTTAGCATTTTCTGGTTGCTTGAAAGCACCATTGTCGAGGAAGTATTGTAAATCTTCAACAGACTTGACCCAGAATGAATGCTTAGAAAGATCAAAGTTATTGAAAGCACTGAAATCAGTTGGAACTAATTCTGGCTTATCTAACATTGGAATGTAGTCTAAAGAATACTTTGTATCTTTACCAGAACCGTTACGTGTAATTTTGAAAACTCTTTCAGCTAATGGGCCGTAGTTCTTAAATTTACTTGCTAATTCTTTAGAGAAACCAGCAGGTCTTTCCCAAACAACTGGAATAGCTGCAGAGAATTGACCTGTAGCAGCATCCTTATATGCAACTAACATTTTAATGTAGACCACTTTGCTTGCTTTGCCAATGGTATCATTACCTGCTGCAACAGCTTTACAGAATGGGCAGTTATCGGAATAAGAACCGACTTCATTTAAACAGCTAACAGGTGTATAGCCTGTGCCTAAACCTTCGAACTTTTTACCAAATGCTGGTTTATGAACGTTAGCGAATTCAAGGTCATTAATATCTGTTAAATTGATTCTAACTAAAGCTTCATCACCATCTTTTGGAAGTTTGAAGAAACCGATTTTCACGGCATTGTTGGAAGGGTTTTGTGCTCTTTCAACGACTTTTTGATAATCTTGGTAATTAAATTGACTCATTAATCTTTTCTCCTTTTGTATCTTCTATGAGTATCTTTATAATATATTATACAACTTACTTACGGGCATTTTCAAGAACTTTTTGAAATTCTTCCTTAGATAAGTCGTTAATATCTTTTCTATTAGCTGGGAATTTTGTTTCAACGATAATAATTCGTTTTGTTAATTTTCTTTTTAGTGTTTCTAAGAAGACTTGACCCCAGTGATCATTGTCAAACATAGCATATAAAACTGTTATACATGACTTATTTAAATCTTCTATTTGGTTATCTGAAATTCTACCTAAAGTAGCAACTGCAGGCATACCATATTCATAGCTTGTTAAGCAGTCAAATGGGCCTTCTGTAATTACTGCTGTTTTAATATTATTCTTCATAATATAGTCTAAGCAATATACAGGTTTATCTATTTCTTTATCTAAGTAGAATGTTTTTGTATCAATAGACCTCTTTGGTAACATAACCAAGTGACCTTTCATATCATAAGTTGGAAAGATAACTTGTCTATATTTTGGGTCATATCTAACTTTAAATTGTTCACAAATTTCTCTTGAAAGTTTTCTTTGTGCTAAGTATGGGCACCATGTTTGATATTGGTCTAAAACAGATTCATCTAAATAGTTTTTAAAACCTTTTCCCTTATTTAAGACGATTGGCTCTCCCATAAACACTGATTTTTCAACAAGCTCACCACCAAATGTTTTAAGTAGCCAATTTTTAGCATAACTTTCTGAAGAATCAAAACATTCAGCAACAAACTTTAAGAAAGAACCCTTTGAGCCACAAACGAAACAGTTAAACCAACCATAAGGTAATTTTGTATCATTACCTATATAAATATTACAGGCTGGTTTATTTTCATGACCGCCATCATGCACAGGGCAGGTAACTAATATGTTATCACCTTTATTTTCAATGTCTTTTAATTTGCCATTAGTTAAAGATAATCTAAGAATATTTAGAATATCTTCAATTGGTTTATTAATTACATATTTGTCAATAATAAGTTGTCTCATATTAGAATGGTTGTTCTGAACTCTTTGTTCCTTCTTGTTTTATTTCGTAACGGCTAGCATCTGTTTCTGCATTTGGGTCTAATAATATAAATGTGCCTGTATTAAAGTCTGCTTTATAGATTAGTTTACCATTACCACCATCTCTTGATTTAGTAATATCTAAAATTAATCTATCATCTTTAATTTTTGTTTTTTCTTTATCTTCATAAGTTGCTTGTCTGTCAAGCATAATTACACAGGTAGCGTCTTGACCAATTCTATCTGATAAGCCAATTTGAGTTGTATCTTTAGAGCCATCTTCTTTAGTATCTCTATTATTTTGAGAAACAGAAATAACTGGAATTCTTTTCATAACTTGGAGATTTTTAACAGCTTTTGAGATATTGCCAACTCTTTCCCAACCTGCTTGCGCATGGCTTGTGTCTTCTAGTAAAGAATACTGGTCGATAAAGAGAATATCTAATTTATATTTATCAACAAATGCTTTCAAAGCTTGAACTGTTGCTGGGCCTGCAATGTTATTAGGTGTCATAACTTTAATTGTGCCCGTGCCATTAGAATATAAACCAGCTTTTAAATCTTGTAAGTATGTTTGATACTGACCTGCAACAGAAGTATCTAAACCACGAGTAATAACTTTATTATTAATTTTCCCGATAAGAGTATCAATACGATAACCGACTTTATCAGTTGCCATTTCACCTGAATAAATACCAACTCTTAAACCTTGTTGTGCAGCAGCTGCAGCCATAATTAGCAAAGTCCAAGTTTTACCTATACCAGTTCTAGCCGAGATAACCATGTCTTCATTTTCACGGTCAATACCACCAATAATAGCATCAAGTTCTTTGAAACCTGTGGAAATATAATATTTATCATGATTAGCAACACGGTCTAGATAACGATCATATCTGCTTGTATCTTGGAAAATATCTGTACAAGTAATTGCTGAACCTTGTTGTAAATTATCAACAGATTTTAATAGATAATCAACTGCTTCATCTGTTTTATCATTTTCAACTAATTCTTTAATTTTATTGAATCTGCTGCTAATGTATGCTGCATTATAATCTTTATATAACTGTTCAATTAAATAATTGTCAGGTTCATTAACTTCAATAATGTCAAAATCTGGAAAGACTTTAATAAAGGTTAATTTATCTGGAACAGTTTGATACTTCTCATAGTGGTTCTTAATATAGTTGAACTCAGCTTTATAATTAAAGAAGAAGTTTTCATTTAAATTATTTAATTCAACTAATGAATAATCTTTAGTTTGTAATATTTTATTTAGAATTTGGTTTTGTGATACCATATTATTCTTCTCCTCCAACTACGCCTAAGTAACGCTTATCTGAACCATGAAGCTCTATGTCAATTGACTTGTTGCAAATTCTGCTAGCTAGTCTCTCACCAAGAGCATCAGTAAGTTCTTTATTTCCAAGATTAGAAGTAAAGATATTAGCTTTACCATTATTCATACGTGTAGTAATGAAATTTAATAATTGGTTTATTTCAAACTCAGAGCCTGATTTTGCAGCAATATCATCCCAGACTACTATATCAGCATCTAAGACATTTGCATTAATAGAATCAATATACTCACTGTGATCTGAAATATTTGTTTTTAGTTCTAATAAAAGTCTTGGAACACTGATAAATAGACCTTGACAACCAAAATTAGATTTATACCAGATTTGATTAAAATAAGCTTTTAATAATCTAATACTCCAAGAAGTCTTACCATTTCCACAATTATAAGAATGAAGATATAAATTAGAGCCTAGTTCAACAAACTTGCTCATATTTTGTTCTATTTTAAAGAGTCTTTCAAACTCATGCTTATCTGTTCCATCTTTATCTGGGTATAACGTACCAGTGTTGAGCTGCACAGGCGTAAGTAAAGAATTATCATAAAGACAATCTAAACGATACTTTCGCATACAAAAATTTTTGTCACAGTCAGCACCATTACAATTATGTTTATATGGGCAATTTTCTATCATTATTTAACTCCTGTGCTACCTTGCCAGCCTTCACCTCTGCTGGTTTTTTCTGTATAAAATTCTTCTGGTGTTTGGTCTAAAATTTCAATTGGTTCTACTGAAATAATGTGCGGGATAAATTGAATTACTTTTGTTCCACATTCTACCACTTGATATTTATTTGAAGTATTAATTAAATGCGCATGCCATTCGCCCTGGTAAGAGCAATCAATAACTGAGGCACCAAAAACTAATTTCTTTTTAGTGGCAATTCCAGATTTATTATTAGCAATTAAAGCTAAGTTTTTACTAAATTTACTTTTAATACCTGTTGGAATAATAATATCTTTATGTGGTGCAATATGAATTTTACTGCCACTTAAATATGTTTTATGAAAAATATGTGCAAAAAAAGCACTAAATTTATTTTTAACTATCTTTAATTTTATATTTTTTCCTTGTAAATCTTTAATAAATTTATCATTAAATTCTGGAATATAGAAATCAATTCCAGCATTTTCATTTGGGTCTCTAACTGGGCTTTTTACATCCCTGGTTTTAATAAATTGAACCCTTAAATGCTCACCATGAAGTAAGTCATTAGCCAATATAAGTCGTTCTGTAGCTTTTGCCATCTAAATAATTCCTTTCAACACTCAATATATTATACAATACATATGTGCATAAAATGGGTATAAAAATAAAATATCGCTCAATTTTTTCGAGCGATATTCAACTTAAGATTAATAATGTAATAGCATCTTTTTAAGTATCATTTACAGTATCTTTTAAGTTAAATATCGTTGATATTTTATCTTATTTAGAACACTCACGTGCTCATTTAATTTAGCGAATTTTATTCTGATCTTTCTGCAGTAATTCTTCTTACTTCAGCCATGATTTTTTCAGCATCTTCAGCTGTTTCCATTTCAACTTCTTTATATTCTGAATCAGCAGATTCATTTAAAGCTGCAGCTTTATGTTGTTCTAAAGCTTCTTCTAAAGTATATTTACCATCAATAACTGCATCTGCCTCATCAGCATAAAGACCTTTGGCAAGCAATTCTTCTAATTTTTTGAAATATTCATTAAGTTCCATAATAACTACCTCTCTTAATATTATACAGTTTATTTGCCTTGATTTGCCGCTAAATAAGCAGTTCTACCAGAATTACGTTCAGTTGCACTTAAGTTCTTATCTGTATGAATAAATAAGCTAGCTAAAATTATGTATCTCTTTTTATCTGTGTCTGTTTTTGTAAAATATAAAGCTCTAACTGGCTTATTTGCAGCAGTTTCGCCAAGCTTTAATTCAAACATTGTATGGTCAATACCATTTACTTTTTCTGAATTTATAGCTCTTGGTCTTCCTGAAATATCTAATGTAGCAACTGCTCTTGAAATTTTATCTAAGATTTTTACTATATCACGTTCGCTTAATGTTTCTTTAAATTGTTTGAAAACAGCAGCAAATTCCTTTGAGATAAGCGGAATAAATAAACCTTGTGGAACGTTAGAAGTAATAGCAGTTAATGGTAAGAAATAGCTTTTTCAGTCTGTGACTGCCTGTTTATTAGTACCATTATTATGCTTTTTCTCTTCTAAGTTATCTTCAAATAAAAGCTTTTGTTCAACTTCTTCATATAAAGTATTAAGCTCTTCAAAAACAACATCAAAATCTAATGATTCAGTTTCAGTTGGTTTCCAGGCTGCAAGTTTTGCACATTGTTCTTTATAGAATGGTTCAGCTTTCTTTTGTTCAATTTTAGTTTTTTCTTCATCAGATAAATTAGTTAAAAATTCTTTACAATCTTTAAAAGTTTTTAATTTTGGAGAAATTGCTAAGCCACTTGCTTTATCAACAACCCACCACCAATTTTCACTTTTAACACTGTCCTTATATGCAAAATATTCTGGAGACAAACTTGTGCCAGCGACTTCAACAAAACCACTTTTATTGGCTCTTGTTGCAGTAACAAATGTTTTTATTGCTTCAAAAAATTCCATAGCTTATTCCTCTATATTTTTGTAAAGACCTTCTGTATCATATTTAGTATGATACTTTAATGGGTTAAACAATTTTGTAATACAAAAATGCTTTTCTAATTTTACTTTGGTGTGATTAATAGCTCTTCAACCTAAGAATGGAACCATGTAACCAACTACGTCGCAGTGGTCATAGAAGTTATAAACTTTTTCACAGCAATGCTTTACATAGTTATAGGTTTTTCTACCAAAGAATGGTTTAACTGAACCATAAGTATATAAATAAGGTTTAATACCAAATTTAAAATAAATATCTTCAGCAGCTAGCTGAGCAATACCAGAACCAAGAGACCAACCAAAAACTTCAATATAAGCACCAGGATGCTTTAATAATAAATCTTTAATTTCATCTCTAACCATATCTTGAATGACTAACCACATTCTGACTCAGCCACCATGAGCTCTAATTTGAATTAGTTTGCCATCAAAAGTAAATTGATCGTAGACTTTTTTAGGAAAATCAAAATTAACAATTCAGTCTGATTTTTGGTAAGTTTGCTGAAAAATAGCTTGAATACAATTACGTTTTTTATCAAATCTAACTTGATAATTAGCATAAAAAGTTTTACCTTTATATTGGTAAGGCACATCTTTATATTCTGCTAATTCTAAATCTGTATCAAGGTCATTATAATTGTCAGAACAAATTGTAAAATAATCTTCAAAATCAAGTCTTTTATATTCCATATCATATAATTTAGCAAAATAAAAGAGCTTATTTTGTAAGCTCTATTAAATTATCAATAACTGACATTCTTGTCAGTAATCCGACTCCTCCAGGCACTGGGCTTTGAAATTCTACTGGTAAGTCTGGATCACAATCTCCATGAAGTTTTCCATCTTCACCCACATTAATTCCAACATCCATAACTACTGCTGTTGGTTTTAAATAAAATTTATAATTAGCGCCAATAGTATGCTCATGACCAGTAGCGACAACAATTAAATCAGCATGTGATAAATAAAATATTTTATCTTCTTCTTTTGTTTTGCTATGAAGAACTGTAACATTCATGCTTTTTTTTAATAATAGCTGAGCCATAGGTTTTCCAACAATATTACTGCGACCAATAACAACAGCATTTTTACCTTGGAATTCATATTTCATATCTTTTAAATAATTATATATTCCAAGCGGAGTTGCAGGAACTGTTTTAGATAATGGGTGGAAACCATCAATATCTTTTTCAGGAGCAATAGCTAACTTTATTTTTTCTTCACTAATATGTTTTGGAAGCGGAAGTTGAACTAAATAACCAGTAACTGTTTCATCATTATTCAAGCCGTCTAAAAGTTTTAATAGCTCTTCTTCAGAAATATCTTCAGGAAGGTTATTAATTTCACAGTCAATTCCAACTTCAGCTGCATCTTTAGCTTTATTTCTAACATATCTATCACTTGCAGGAACATGCCCAATTTGAACAATAACCATTTTTAGATTACTTAAATTTAGTTGCCTAAGTCTTTCTTTCTTTTCAGCTACATATTCTTTAATTACTTGCATATTTATTTCCTCTTTTTTTGATTTGCTAAATACTGATAAAATTCATTGATTGCATCTCTACAATACCAAGAGTCTGGCTTTGCTAAACAACCGCTAGGTGATTTATATTTACAAAAGTCACATTTAACCAATTTTTTATACATACTAGTTAAATTCATCAAGACATCTTGGTTTAGCTGGTAAACCTGGCATTAATAATAATTTACCAGATAATGGAACAATTAAGCCTGCACCAGCATAAAGTCTAATTTCTCTAATATGAATTGTAAAACCTGTTGGAGCACCTAAAACTTTTGGGTCGTCAGTTAAACTATTAGGTGTCTTACTTATACAAACAGGCAAATGACTATAACCCATTTCAGTAATTTTTTTCATTTGTTCTTTAGCTAAATCAGAATATTCAATGTTCTCAGCTCCATAAATTTGTTTACAAATATAGCCAATTTTATCATCAATAGACCAATTTCTAGTGTCACCTTGTGGATAAAGTGGGTATAATGGTTTGAAATCAGCTAAACCTTCAACTATATCTTCTAAACCTAAAGTATTCATAACTTTTTCAGCCAAGTCTTTTGAACCTTCAGAGCCATCTAAAGCAGCTGAGTTAATAGACCAGACATAATTATTTGTCTCTGCCCAATCACTAATTACTTTTAATTCAGCATCAGTATCACTTGGGAATCTGTTAATAGCAATAATAACTGGTACGTCATATTTTCTCATGTTTTCGCCATGCTTAACAAGATTACAAATACCAGCTTCAACAGCTTCAACATTTTCTTTTTCTAAATCTTCAAAAGCAACACCGCCGTGAAGCTTAAGGGCTCTGGCAGTTGCAACTAAAACAATAGCATTTGGCTTTAAATCGCCTAATTGACATTTAATATCTAAGAATTTTTCAGCACCTAAATCACCACCGAATCCAGCTTCTGTAACTACAACATCAGACATTTTAAGTGCCATTTTTGTAGCATTAATTGAGTTAACACCAATTGAGATATTAGCAAATGGGCCACAATGAACTAAAACTGGATTTTCTTCCAGGGTCTGAACAATGTTTGGGTTCATTGCATTTCTCATCATTTTAAGAATTGCTTTTGAACAATTAAATTGACCAAATCTAACAGGATTTCCATCATAGTCATAGGCAGCAATAATGTTATTAACTCTTTCCATAAACTCTTCTTCAGTTTGAGAAATAGTTAAAATAGTCATTAATTCACTAGCAACTGTAATAACAAATTCAGAATTATGATTAAGCTTTTTATTTATATCTTTAAACTTTTCTTCATTTGTATCACCTTTGGCATCAATCTGTTCTCCATTAATATAGTTTTTGGCAGTACCATCAGCATTAACTAGAACACTTCTTAAAGAACGATCATTAACGTCAAGAGCACGTTTCCATTCAATTCTATTTGGGTCAATATTTAATTCATTGCCTTGCCAAATATGATTTTCAATAATAGCAGACATTAAATTAATAGTAGAAGTTAATGCATGAAAATCTCCTGTAAAATGTAGATTAATATCATCACTTGGAATAATAGTTGACTTTAAAGCACCAACAGCACCACCTTTAATTCCCCAAACAGGGCCTAAAGATGGCTCTCTTAGGCAAGCAAGAGAGTTAACACCAATTCTACGTAAGCCATCATGTAAACCAATTGTAGTTGTAGTTTTGCCTTCACCTGCTTTAGTAGGAGTAATAGCAGTAACTAAAACTAATTTACCGTCTTTATTATCTTTTAATTTTTCTTTATACTTTAAATCGATCTTAGCTTTATCCCAGCCATAAGGCTGAATATACTCGTCAGGAATACCAAGACCTTTTGTTAGTTCTAAAATATTTTTCATTATTCAGCCTTTCCGCTAGTTAAAAGCTCTAATTCATTTTCAAGTCTTTTTTCTTCGCGCTTTTCAACTTCATCAAGCTCTCTGGTTTCAGCAATACAAGCTAATTCCATCAGTCTTCTACGAATATATTGCTCTCTATTTGACATAATTATTTATCAGCCCCTGTATAAAAAGTTAAGCGTGATAAGACATCAGTTAAAGCCTTAATTAAATCAATGTCTCTATCATCAACTGCATCAAATTCACCATTTTCTAATGCTTTAACAGCACTACCTAAAATAGTACCTGCACTTCTTAAAGATTCAACTTCATTTACAGAAAAACATCCAACTTTCTTTAATTCCATTTTTAAAGTTCCTTTCTATTTAACTGTTATTTGTAAAGCAATACCTGCACCAGCTATTACTAAGCCAATCATGCAGATAATACTGCTTATATTTCTAATTTTTAGCACCATATTATATAAAGTTTCTTCTGGGATTTCTGGCAAAGAAACATTTTCTTTATGCTCTTTTTCTGCCCAGCTCTTTCGAAAACTATCTATAAAAGAATCCCAATTTTTTTGATTTTTTGTAGCTAAATATGTTGTGAACCAAATAAGCCCGCTAAAAAGTAACAAAATGCTACCTATAATAATTAAAAATATATACATATATTATTATACAGTCTAAAATATAATTCCTGACTGCTCCTTTGACCATTCTTTTAATTCTATGCCATGTTCTTTAAAAAGTCTGACTAAGCCAAGCCTTTCTGAACAATGATTATCTGGCTTTTCATGAACCATTAGCACAATCTTTGGTTCGCCTTTATAATGAGTTATTTTTCTTACATCTTCAGCAATTCTATTTAATTCTGGAATCAAATAACCATCAAAGTCTATTTTTTGTAAATGCTTCCAGTATGCGTCTAAGAACTGACAGTGCGGCCACTTATCTTCATAAGGGCAGGGTCTTCCAGCACACATTTCTTCTGGTATTTCATCTTCTGTCATAAGGAATGCAGGCTCTTTAATGCCAATCAGTATATTATTCTCATTTAGATACTGCTTAGTTCCATTGCTTGGATCCAGCCACTTGGGAGCTCACAGTGAAGTATCAATAATGACAATTGCGCTGTCAGTCATATGTCTAAGTTGCTGAAAATAAGATATAAAATACATATTAGACTCTATAGGCATCTTGACAGGTAATATTTAAATCTGTAGCTGTAATAGGGTCTGTATTATAATTAACCATATAGTATGACCCATCAGCCATTGCTAAAATTAAATATTTTGCACCATACAAAAACTTATCATTAGCATGCTTTTTAATTTCTGTATCAAGGTCAGCCTCACCATGTTTCATTTCTACTTTGACCATTTTTTGCCAAGATTTATCTCCCGGTAAACTATCATCAAAGAAATAAAAGTCAGCACCGCTAGCACCATGACCATAAACTAATTTGTCGTGATTTGTTGGATTTTTAACATTTCCTTTAATCCAATATAAAGTTTTACCATTATAGTTTGCTTTACCATGAACAGCGCGCTCTCTAATATAAGTATTATAAAATACTTTTAAACGGTCAAACCATGTAAAATGATCACCAAATCTAGGTGGAATACTGCGTTCTAAGACATAAAGCTGGCGCCAAAAATCTTTTGTATAAAATTCTGGATTGTCTAAGTATTTGCCTAAATCAGTATATGAAACTTCTGTTAAATAATATGAATGAGAATCGATAAAGTTTTTAGCTATGGCAGCGCGCTTTTTAAAGTCTGTTTCTAGCTCTAAGTCTACTACTAATTCAAGAAATTCTGAATCAGCATCTTCTAAAATATCAACATCTTGAGTTAATTCGTCTAGAATATATTTTGGAACTGTGTTATATAAGTCTAATAGTGTAAATGTATCAGCTGTATTATTCATAAAAAATCTCCTAATATATTATACATTACGCTTATAAGTTCTAAACTCATAGTGTAGGTCTCCATCTGAACCCTCACCAGTAATTTCTTCTAGCGTATAGTTATTATCTTCATCTAAATTTGGGAAAAATACAGTTGCTTCTGGGTCAATTTTATCAACATAAGTGAGCAAAATCTCATCATAATAAGGCAAAAATAACCTATAAACTGAGCCTCCTCCACAAATATAAACATCATATTCTTCTTTACCAAGTTGCTTACCAACGTGTGCAAGCATGTCTACAAAGGCAAAAAGAGTCTCAAAATTATTAAAGAAAGTAGCGCCGTCTTTTGTTTCTACAGGAAGTGGCGCTTTATCCCATAATACAACATTTATTCTATTTGGAAGTGGTCTTTTTGGTAAAGACATATATGTTGAATAGCCCATAACAACTATACTATGTTGAGTAGTTGCTCTAAAAAATTGCATATCGGCAGGTAAATTAAAAAGTAATCCGTTATTTTTTCCGATACCCCAGTCTTTTGCACAGCAAACAATACCTTTAATCATTATTATCACCTCTACTATTAAAATCTGGATTTAAGCTACAAACTTGAGACCATGGAGTCTTGCGTTTATCAGCTAATTCAAAAGCTTTTTGTTCAGCTTCCATTTCGATTCGCATTTGCTCAACTTCTCTATCTTTTGCTGAGTTAGTTGTATAACCACCAGCAAATCCGCAAAATGGGCACTTTCTGCCGAGCTTAATGTGGTGCATGGAAGAAGTATCCGCAGGGTTAGTTGGCTCATATGCAGCTTCACTTTCTAAAGCATAAAAAGTTTTGCTGCAACATGGGCACTCCAAGGTAACAATTTTTTCGCCTGTTTTAAGAGCGAGTTCTGTAACTTCTTCTAAATTTCTATCTAGTTCATTCATAAGCTATTTAACTAAAACAAAATCATTCAGCAGCATTATTCAGCTACCTCTGCTTCTATAAGTCTTTCTAATAAAATTTCTATATTATTTCGCATTTTCGTAAGTCTATCAACTCTGTCCTCAAGTCTTTGACAAGCTTGCTCAAAAGCTTCTTTATGCGGATCATCTGCACAAATACCAATCTGGTTAGACTCTGTTAATTGTTGAACTGCTGAAAGTACTTGAGCATTTAAACTATCATATAAATGAACTAGTGTTTCTATTGTATATTCTATCATATTTATAATCCTATTATAACCTGTACCTTTTCTTGTGTTTCTTGTGGCACAAAATAAGCAGTAACTTCTTTTATATCTTCCGGTTCAATGCCCATATTTCTAAGTGCACCTATTAAGTATTCACGCTCTTGACTATTAAAATAATAGCAGGTTTCAGGTGCAAGTGGTAATGGAAGTTCAGTACCATCTTTTAAAACTACCTTATATCTTTTTAGTAAAATAAAATGCTCTTTATCCATTATTTTGCTGCCTCACTTACATCAACAATTTCAACTTTACCATTAAAAAGATCGCTATCTAAGAAATCCCAATAGAGCTCTCCTGCAATATTTCTAACACAAGCGTCTGTATCAATAAAGTCATAATATTCTTTTAAATGAGTACCATCACTTGCCCCACCAACAACCCAAGCAGGTCTTGAAGGATCATCGACAGCAATACCTCTATCTATTTCATCTTGAGATAAATTTAAGTCATTAAATTCTTTACAGCCTTTAAGCATTTTATCTACAAAATCATAAATGTTATCAGAGTCAATATAGAACATAACTGATTTATCATGATTCCAATAGCCTTCTTGATTACTACAATTTTCATTAAAATACTTAATAATATATTCTATAATAGTTTGTAAATTTCTTGGCTTAAACCCTGGCGCCATAATAGTAATAACACCAGCAGTGCTTTTAATCATGTTTCTTAAAGTTAATAGTCTTTTCATTATTCGGCTACCTCAAATTTTTCTTCAAGCTTAGTTGCTTGATAATTTTCTAATTCAAAATCATTTTCAGTAAAAGCATAGAAATCTTTTACTTCTGGATTAATTTTTAATGTTGGAGCTGGGTATTCTGGGTTTTCCATAACCTTTTTAACTGCTTCAACATGTCTATCATAAATATGTAAATTATTAA